GTCACCACGGCACCTCCCGTACTTTCGATTCGGAGGCGCAATCGTTTATACGAGGGGAGTTCAATCCCCGTACTTTCAACATTCATGGCCGAATAGCGCAAGCTGTCATCAGTACCGTCGGTATAAATAGTGGTGAATGACGTTTCTGCATCTTTTTTGTACTTTACGGTTATCGTTCCCGCTGATGGCAATGCTTCTGTTGTAACGGTAAGTCCTACAATTTTATTCGTTTCCTTTCCGTCCCAGAAAATCTCCGTTTCATAAATGCTAGTGAAGGTATAATTTGCCGCGTCGTCAGTCTTACTTATCAAGCCCGAAGCTCCATGGTTTATAAACCAGTACGACCCCGCCGCACCGAATGAGTTGATTTTATAGTTTGCCGTGTCCACTCCCTCTTCGACATAATCGAGTGAGAGAGCGAAGTTTGAGTTCACATCTTTGCGCCCAAAAGCCCAAATACCAAGGTGATAAGTAGACTCTGTTGAGGTGGATGCACCGAATGGTACAGAGGCGACCCAAAACATGCGATTGTCCTTGACCACCACATCTCGTATAAAACGCCCGAGCGTTACCACCTGATTTGCAACTATTTCTTTTTGCACCTGTGCCGTTGCACCTGCCCACAAACGGACAACCATTGAACCTTGACCGAGTGCAAGTGAGGTAAGGCCAGATGGTGTTTCAAGATACTTGTTTGACACCCCGACGATACGTCCTTCGATGTTTCCAAGAACCATGAGCGCACCTTCACCCCAGTCAATCACATCATTCACTGTCGTAGTGGTGACCATGTCCCAGATAAAGACCTTTGAAACACCAGTTGGGCTTGCCGTCGCACTCGTACCATACGCCATTCCGATAGCAATATATGAACCCCAGCGACACGCAGAAACGATACGCATATCACTTGGTAGATTCGTAAGGTAGTTGTCTGTTACTGCTCCCGCAGGAGATACCTTCACAACCTTGTTGTTGTAAAACATATACATATTGTCGTCCGCTCCAACTACCGCCTGCGCCGTAGTTGTAATAGTCCCCACAGTTGCTACGGTGTTTGTGAAAGTATTTGTCGCAATAACATATTTAGAAACATTGGTCGTGCCTGAAAACATCCACAAGGCTCCCGCCCATTCAATGAAACAACCAGTAATTCTGACGGCATTACCAATGGCAGTCGTAGACTCCGCCCACGTTCCTGTGGTGGGGTCGGTCTTCTGCATGATTTGCGGGAAGGTGCTTTTAACTCCAAGCGCATAGATCAGCCCATTCTTGCCGAGAAGAAAGTGACGTAAATCATATGTTCCTAGATTAGCCGCCGATGTGCCGTCAGCTTCCGCTTCCGTTGAACGATAGGGAATGAGTCTTGTCGGGTCTGAAAATATGTCGAAGTGCTGATGAAATGCGGAATCCCTCAGACCTATAATTCCTCGGTCGAACCGTACCGCCCCTGTTAATGACCGCTTTGACATAGGTTATTCAAATGGTAGCGGAGGAGCCATTGTCAGCCTATTCCTGCCGTCCGTTGCGTAAGAGTGAACACCGCTTTGTGTTCCTGTGGTGGTGATTGCAGTGCCAGTTGAGGTTGCTGATACGGAAAAGGTATCCAAGTCAATCGGGATAACGTAGTAATAGGTGTCAGCCACAATGCCTGTCGGCAATGCTCCTGTTGTAGAAAAAACTACTTGGTCTTTCCAGCCAAGTCTGTGATTATAGCTTGAGATAACTCCGGGTGCTGCGATTGTGACGGTGAATATCTGGTAGTTTCTGGGGCCGAACCAACGATTTATCGCGAGGGTCATAAATTATTTATTATTCTTAATGTTTTTATCAGGCAGACAATATCCGTACTCACCGAGATGATAGATTTTGATTGTAGGGTCGATGAACGTATGAAATCCCGCATCACGGGCGACGAAACAGAACCATGCGTCCTCTCCCATTGCCAACGCTCCTGTAGAATCTCTACCAAACGATATCCACGGACTTCTCTTCCCGTCTGCGTCAATACCAAACTTCGGGTCTTTGAAAATAGAGAGGTCAATGAGCATTAGCCCCATTCCCGCAAACTTAGCTTTGTAAAGTTCAGTTGCTGACTCTTCAGTCAGCGGCTCAAAGGTCTTTTTTAGCGGAAATGTACGGGCTGGATATTCCACACCGACTATCTTCTTTTTATGTGCGAGCATTGTTTTAATTGCGCCGGAAGGAAAGAGCATATCGCAATCAACAAACAGTATGTGTGTCATACCCTTTCGCATTGCTTCTTGAATAAGCCATGTGCGGTTGCTCACGATGTCGCAAGAACGTCTGACAATAATATCCACCACCAATCCTTCCGATTCAATGATTGCCGCCCCGATACATTGCGCCGTCAGTACATTCATACCGCTCGCGTCCGACGATGGGACGCAAATCGCAACTTTTATTTCTTTGCTAGTCATATCCCGCCCTCCTCAACTGAGAAAGGCAGAGATGACTTACAAACTTACTACATCACGAAACTACGTTCACATCGAACGTGACCGGGACCAAGTTGGTCGGGGTCAAGAACCCGTAGTCGAGACGAGAGTGAATTTGCGTACCAGAGAGCGAACCCGCCGTTGAACTGGCCGGGTTGTCTTGCTTGTACACTTTTCCGTAGGTGCTTGCGAGGATGCCAAACTTTTGGCACTTGCGTACACCTGCAGGGATGTGGTTGGCCGTGTGCCCAGTCGAGACGTAGTGGAAGAGACCCATTGTCTCTTTTCCTAGTCGTCCCTTACCGCCGTCTTTGAGTGCTTCATCTGCGAAGGTGAAGCCCATTGACTGCATGTACTGAACGAGGAACGTCCACTGTTGCGGCTGCCATTCGATGAATCCGCCGTTCTCCATGTACAAATCCCAACCGTTTGCGGTTTGGATTTGCTGGATAACACCGCGAACGATATCGTCTACGTTCGTAGCTAAAGGCGTGATTTGAGTAGCCGAAAGTCCGAGGACTCCGCCACCCGTATCACCGAAGTCAGTACCGTCGGTAACAAAGTTCGCCAACGAGAGTGCTTCCGCACGCTCACCGAGCTTTTTACCGAGATACGTCCCCATTTCAGACATATTCGCGTAGTTGGACTGCGCTTGGTCGGCGTAGTCTTTGTAATCAGAGATGATTTCCGCGATGGAAATAGTCAATGTCTGATTAGTCTGCGTGTTTACGGTGAAGGGGATTACACGGGAGAGAAGCGAGCGACCAGCCTGAGTGTTAGTCAGGGTGGCTACAGCTCCCTCGTTAGCTGTAGACAGAAGTGGGAAGTTATACGTCATGGCGTCTGTGTAGACAACATCGTTTATATCTTTCCAGGTCTGCGGTTTATCAAGCCTGCGGGCGAGTTTATTCGCCCAGAGAGCTTGTACAATTACTGTTGAATCTGTAGTGCTCTTTACTTATACTAATGATTTCGTAAAGAGTCATTTAACTTGCCTTGTAAGGGCGAGTTAGCGTTGCCAAGGTGGGAGCCTGTCGTTACCCGCCTTTGCTATTGAGTCAACGACTGCGTTAGCAAGGTCACGGTCTTCCGGCAATACTCCTGTCTCCTTAAACTTTGCGGCGGCAGAGGCAACATCGCCTACTTGCCCGCCCGCTCGTTTGGTAGAGCTTGGCGTTGCACCTTGAACATCTCGTTTTGCCTTGTTAGAAGCCAATTTGGAGACGACATAATCATCTTTGAGAGCTTGTCGGACGGTTTGACCCGTCTTTTTGACAATATCTTCAATGACTTTTATGTCTTCCGCCTCGCTGATTCCTTTGAGGTCGAGATAATCAAGCTGTGTTTCGTCTAACTCGCCTGTTTTTACAGGACTTGGCTCTTTCTTCGCGCCCGCGATAGTTTCTAACGCTTTCTTCGTGTCGACAATTTCCTTTTTGAGGATTTTGGTACGTTCACGCTGAGCAATAGCTTTGTCGCGGAGTTTAAGAGCTTCTGCCTTGTAATCTGTAGTGTCCTCTTCTCCCTCCACCACTGCGGGGAGGTCGAGAGATTCTTCTACGGGTTCTACTACTTCTTCATTTTTTGGCATAATGATACTGCACAGTTTTGATGACTGAAAACATTTTTAGGACTTGAATAATTTTTAGAGAATAATAACTCACAGTTTTGATGGGACTGAAAACCCTCGAAGGCGTGGGGGAAATGAGTCGAACATTTTCCTCCGCCGTGACAGGGCGGTGACCTACCGTTGGTCTACCCCCACTTCGAGCCTATGAAGGCTCTGATTGTCAAAGAGCTAGTTGTGAATCATCTCGTCGAAGATAAAAACGACGACGAATTGACTCCGGTGAATGAGGGTAATTTTCGCAACGTCAGTCCCGTTCAAGATAACATCTCCACCCGTCGCTTCAGCGTGTTGCAATTCAGTATTAGCATCTACCGCTGCGAGAGTGATTGTTGAGGCTAGAGTTGTTGAGGCGTTCCGAAGATAAATCTCAGCCGTGTCGCCCACCTTTGGTACATAGACAAGAGTTGATGTCGCACCAATCGAGAGCGTTGTGTTTACGTTCGGTGTCCAGTTGATTATTTGAGGTGCCCTCGACAATTCTGCCGCCGTGACCGTATAGGTCGCTGCGGTCGAAGATGTCGCCATGATTGTTCCACCAACGGACACACCGTCGAGGAGTGTCACACGCGAGGAAAACTCACTCCCTGCCGCACCAACCGGCGGAGCAACCGGCGGAGCAACCGGCGCGAGACGTGTTAGCACGAACGCTCCCAATGCAATCACAACCACCAACGCCAAACCTCCTAGATATTCTTTCATAGTTATTTTTTAGTAATGTTTTTAATCTTTTCAACAACCTTCTCGACCCGTTTGGTTGTTTTCTTTATTGCGCCCATTTTGGCGATTACTGCGTCCCGTATTTCATTTGCTATTCGTGTCATATTATTTTGCTAAGTTAATAATTATCTGCTTTCCATCACGGTTATTGTGCTTGTGGCGAAACTATAGATACGAACGGCATTACAACCGTACTGTCCGCTGTCGTAAACAACCGTCGTTGAAGCGGCTTGGACAACACCAAGTAATGCCGTTGGCCCAAAACCAGTTGCATCACTAAACGTAAGCATGAGGGGGCTTGCAACACTTGACACAATGCGAGCCACGCAAGTGCTTGTGGCGAAAACGTGATTATTCATGTTTGCCGAGTTTGGAGTTACTGTGGCTTGAGAAGAAGTCGCAACGGTAGCAAGAAGGCCAGAGGATGCCGAAGCAAATGCAATCCGCGTATTCTGAAGCACCGCATACGCCATAAACACTATCGCCACCACTCCTGCAATTACAATTCCTGTCCTGATAAATGTATCTGTTTTCATATTTGTTTAGTTTACTTATTAATCGCCGCCATATTATACCACGATGTTTCTAGTAAGCGGGATTTTGTTTTCCTTCGGGTTTGTTGATAACTTTTAATGCGAGTATCTTGGAAAAAGCCGCCTCGACCCTCTGACGGCCTACATATCTCGCACGGGTAACTTGTCCCAATAATTCATCTGATGCGCCTTCGGAAAACGGTACTTCTGCAAATTGCTCTAAGACTGTGGCTTTTACTGCCTCAAAGAGTGCTTCGTTTCCTGCCAATGATGAAAGAATGTTAGGCACCATAGGCGGGTTGTTTTAACTGAGGCTGTTGAATGGGGGAAGGTTGAGCGGGCTGCGGAGCATTCTGCTGCATAAGTGCCGCCGATGCTTTAGTCATATCTGAGAAGTCCACGGGTGAAAGTCCAGAGTATTCAATGACTTGATTGAAGGACTCCGACATTCCCGGTATCTGCATCGTGGCAACAAAACCTTGCGGGTTAGAGAACGCAAACCTAAAGAGATTTACAACCACATCCAAAGCCTTGCCGATATTCTTTGACTTCCCAGCGATAGAAACCTTCACGCCAAGGGAAACGCCCTTGAACTCACCTTTGA